GCAATGATGATGCCCAGCGCGATATTCAGCCCGGCCGCGCCCGTCAGAATCGCCACGATCGCCCCTATCGCCAGAATCAACTGCGGGTTGTCCGCGACGAATTTACCAAACGCGTCGATCACCGGCCTCAATGCACGCAGAATCTCCTGCAATGCGGGCAGCAGGGCGTTCCCGATCTCGATCGCTACTCCTGATAGGCTGGCCCGCGTCTTATCCAGCGTCGCGTTGAATGACTGGTTCTGGAATTCTCGCGCGGCATCCGTCGCGCCAGCGAGGCCCGTCCCAAAACTGCCGAGGGCATCCTTCGCCCCCGGCCCCAGCAGAGCCGTCGCGCCGCGCAGCGCGTTCACATTGCCCGTCAGCGACGCCATCCCCTTGGAGCGGGCGGTTTCGGTCCCGGCCACCGCCTCGAACGCGCCCACCAATCCCAACTGCTCGATCGCCGCCTGCCCGCTCTGGAAGCCGAGTTCACCCAACGCCGCCTGCAGATCCGCGTTCGGATTGAGCATGGAGGTCATCATCGACGAGAGCTGCGTCGCAGATTGGCTGGCGCTGTTGCCCTGCGTCGTCAGGTAGGCCATCATCCCGCCTAGGTCGTCGAACCCGATGCCCAGCGAATTCGCCAGTCCGGCCACCAGCGGCATCGCCCCGGCGAACTCGTCCATCGTGCCCACGCCCACGCCCACCGTCCGCGTCAACACATCGCTGGCGAAGCCCGCCTCCTCCGCCGCGAACCCGTAGGAGTTCATAATGCTGATCAGCGCGTTGGTCGTCGATCCCAGATCAGCGTTACCCGCCTCGGCGGTCGCAATCGCGGCTTCGAGGATCGCCATGTGCGTGCTGGCATCCGCCACGCCGCCCACGATGTCATACATGGAGTCGGCCACACCCTGTGGCCCGGCTCTGGAATTGGTGCCTATCGCGAGCAGTTGTTCGCTTAGCGCCGCTATTTCGGCGTCGTTCTGCCCCGTCACGGCCTGAATGTTTTTCATCGCCTCGTCGAAGTTACCCGCGGCGAAGACGCTTCCCCCCAGCACCGCCACCAGCGGAGCCATGGCCGCGGCCATCCGCGCCCCGTCGGCGATCATCTGTCCACCCGTCCGGGTCAGCGAGTCCCGCAGACGCGAAAAACCCCCGTCTATGCTGCTCAGACCGGGCGTCACATTGTCAACCAGATTGACCACCGTCCGTAATGTCGCCGCGTCGGGCATTCCCGCTCCTCACAAGCGATCAGCCCGTGGGATGATCGCCATAATCACATTTCTACAAACCGGCCGTCCCCGTTTTTCTCCCCTCGCCCTTGGGAGTGGGGTTCTCTACCCCTTACTGCGCGCCTCCGCCGCCTCCTGATCCTCCGCCCACATGACCTGCATCGTGTCGAGCAAGTCAGGGTAGGCCATCGCATCCACCTCAGCCGGAGTAATGCCGTAATACCGTGCGATCCGGACCCGGTTGACGCGCCACACCTCGTCCTCGTCCAACTGCACCTGCTGGGGGAACCGCCGGGCGTGGTTAAGCGCCCAGCCTAGGTAGGGCGGGCGCCGGGCGTGCGCGCCTCCCCCAACACCGTCACCAGTTCGTTCATGTCGCGGACGTGATCCAGCGACTCGCTCAGCGACCAGTCGATCTCCTCCGGCGCGTCCGGGACCAACCAGCTTCGCGGCACATCCTGCAGCACCTGCGTCACCAGCACGTCGCGCCGCTCCACCGCCTCGTCCATCTCCAGATACGCCGTGCTCTGCTTGAGTTGGAAATCGGCCTGCTGCTCCGGCGTCAGGTCCCGCCGCGGCTGCGACCGCAAGATGGCTAGGGACGCCATGATCTGCCCCACCTCGTGCCGGTATCTGCGATCCCACCCGTATCCGACCCGGCTGAAATCGAACGTCGGGCGCTCCCGGTCATCCACGATGCTGTCGTTGGGCGTTTCCAGCTTCTCCACCACACCCTCAGCCAGCGCCCCGTTCTGGTCGACGTGTTCCTTTGTCGACGTCATGCGTACACCCCGCCGTTGTACTGATCGACGCTCGGAGCGTCCGCGCCCTCGCCCATGAGCTTGTAGCTCAGCCGCGACTTGTCGACGTCCTTGCCGTGCTCGACCTTCGTCAGATTGAAGGCCTGCACGTGGCGCGGATACCCCGACGTGTTCCCGTTCACGCCCCACTCGATCGTCACGACCTGACCCCGTTTCAGCGCGGCCAGATAGGTCGCCTGCGTCTCGGTCATGCCCTGAATCTCGATGTCGATGCTCGTGTCATTCAGCCCCGGCAGACGCTGCTCGTGCGCCGTGCCGAACCCGCTCGTCACCGTCTGGCTTTTGTTGCTGTCGTTCACCTTGCAACTGATGAACTCCGCCGCCACCACCCAGCTTCCAATCGCCAGATACCCCGCGTTGTCCGCTATCCTAGCCATCTACAACCTCCATCTCGAATGTGTACTGATCGCCTTCGTGATAAATCTGGCCGTTATCCACCTGCTCGCACAGGGAGATCGCCATCCCCCGGCGGCTGTTGATCACGTGCCACTCCGCCGCCGTCAACCCGCCCTTCGTCTCGATGTCATCCAGTCCGTCCGCGATCTCGCCCGCGTACTGCAGCGCCTGCGCCATATTCGGACCGACGACCTTGACCGCATACGTCAGTTCGGCGATGGGCTTCCGCATGTTCCGGTCGCGCCCGCCGCCAAGTGGGAAATAAATCACAAACGGGAACGTCTCCCCGGCCCCCGGCGCTTGCCACACGAACGCCTGCAAACCGGTTGTCGCCTTGAGCCAGTCCTTCAGCGCCTCGTTCAGCGCCTCGCGCTCGTGCTTCATGGCAGGATTCCGAATTCACGGGCGAACGAAGCCATCCGCCCCTGCTGCCAATGCGCCACCACCGGAGCAAAAAACGGCCGCGCGGCGATCCGGCTCGTGCCATACTCCAGCCACTCCGCGTGCTCCGTCCCCGCCACCACCTCGGCCGATAGCGGCCCCAGCGAATTGGCGCGGATGCTGGCCCGCAGCGCCCCGGTATCGACATTCGGCGGGAACCCCGGCGAGCTGGCGACGTGCGTCACGCCCCCGCGCTGGTACGACCGCCCGGCCGGACCCGTCCCGAACGACAACACGATGTCGCCCTGAATCTCCGCCGCCGCCGCGTCCTTCAGATCGCTCAGTTGGCCCGGCGTGTCGCGGATCAGCCGCTCCAACTCGCGCTTGTCGATCTCCAGCGTGATACCCGTCTGCATCGCCATTACGACCGCCTCGTGATAATCGCCTGCGTGAACACCTTGTCCGTCAGCGCGGCTTCAATCGTGACGACGTCATACGTCACGCCCCCATGCGTCACCCGGTCGTCGGGTTGGATGGACGTGCCATGCGGCACCGCCAGCAGATACCGCTCCTGCAGCGTCTCCTGCGCCCCGGTCACCTGCACCAGCCCCAGCGACTGCTGCCCCGCCTTCACCAACCGGCACGGCACACTGCTGGCGACGTTGTCGTATTCCTGCAAGCTCTCGCCCATCTTGCCGAACGTCGCCAGCAGGCGGCTGATATCGCAGGTATCCGACAAAAAGCCCGCCGCCCGCCTCCGTATGCTCGCCAATGTCCCGCTGCTCACGCCCGCCATAAGTCACCTTCTGTCAACTGTCGTTTCCCTTTCCCCGTACTTTCTCCCCTCCCTGTGTGACGGGGAGGGGCCGGGGGTGGGGTTTCTTTCTCCCCTCGCCCTTGGGAGAGGGGCCGGGGGTGAGGGCCTACCACTCCGGCGGCTCCGTCTGGTCGCTGTCCCCGCGATACACCGGCAGCGCCTGCGCCGTGATGCTGCTCACGTTCAGCGCCTGCCGCTTTTCCTTCAGCAGCGCTTGCAGCATGGGCAGCGCCTTGCTCGTATCCACCCGCAGCCAGTCCGCTACAAAGTCCGGCTCCCGCGCGAACCGGGCGATCAGATTGCCAATCAGGCTGATCACCGCGCTCTTATAGCTGCCTGCCTCATCGATGACGAACTGAATTTCCTCGTCCGTCCACAGCGCCGTGGCTGCGTCCGTGTCCGCCACGTGATACCGCACCCGCGTGATGTCGGTCGGAGTTTCCGGCGTATAGGTGAACGTCATGTCATGATCCTCGCCGCCTTCGCCACCCGCACCAGATCGCGCTCGCCCACGTACCCCTCGATGAACGCCACCTCATCGATCACCCCGTCGAAGCCGCGGTTGCCCGCCGCCGCATTCCCGATGAGGATCGTTGTCTCGGCCGTGTCCGTCGACCCGCTGCCGCCGCTCGTCGCCAGCAGATTGGCCCGGCTCACCGTCGGACGCCACAGTCGCAGCGCCCGCGCCTCATCGTAGGTCATCGCCAGCGCCAGCCGCGCGGTCGGAAAGGGGATCACCCCCGCGCCGGTCGTCACGTCGCTGTTGGTCAGATTGCTGCCGCGCCGCTGCTTGCCCTGCACCGCCCCGTTTGCCAGCACATTGAGGAACCAGCGGTCGCTGTGGTCCATGATGCGCCCGCTCACGGACGGTGCGTCGATGGGGTTGATCAGTGCGATGATCGTGTAGTCGATGATCGCCGAAATGGCCGCGTTGGTCGCGACCACCACATACCCGTCCGCGCCGCTGAAATTGATCCCCTCGCTCGCGCCCAGCAGGCCATCCGCGCCCACCACCGCCTCAGCCGGGTTCGTCACCGTGCCATCCTGCGACGCCACCGACCCGCGATTGGCTACCGTCGTCCCGCTCGTCGCCGTGAACCGGTACCACAGCAGCGGATTGAAGCTGCTCATCAGCGCGTGATACCCCTTTACCAGCAGATCGCGCCGCATCAGTCAACCCACGCCGTGAACCGCAGCGCAAGATCGGTCGCCGCCGCATAATCCGGGGTAGAAACCGCCACCAGATACGCCCACAAGCTCCCGTTTCCCGCGCTAAAGTCGATCCCCAGCCCGTCCTTGATCACGTAATCGAGCGAGTTGACCGTCACGTAATCCCCGGCCACGATTGACAGCGTAGCGATCAGCTTTTTGAGGTCGGCAATGGTCGGGGCAAAGGGATCAGCATCGGCAATCGTGCTCGGTACCTGGTCAAAAATGTACAGCGTATAGGGTTCCGCTTGGCTGGCGGCATCCGTCAGTGTCACCCGCCGCAGCTGCCCGCCGCCACCGGCGCTGTGCAAGTCGAGCGCGATCAGTCCGCCCACGACATCACCCGCCGTATAGGCCGCCGTTGCGACCGTCAGCGCCACATCAATCGTCTTGATCGTTTGCGCGTAGCTCATACCTGTCTCCTTGTGTGCGCGACCGCCCCTCCCCGGCTAGAGGCCGCGAGAGGGATCAGCCGCCGCCACTTGCCTACGCCAGTGTCACGTTGACGTTACTGATCACGTACCACACGCCCTGATAAGCCACCAGTTCGATGTGGTCGCCGATCGCGCCACCAAACGTGCCCACGTCGCCCCCGGCCCCGGCGCCATTGAACCCGGCCGTGATCGTCAGTGTGTGCGCATTCGCCGTCGTCGCCATAAACAGCACACGCACCCCGTCGTGGGTTGTCGCCGTCGGGCTTGCCAGCGTCATCGCCGCCACACCCGACTTCGTGATTGCGAACACGGTGCTGGTCGATGGAACTGCCACCGCGCCATCTGCCGTCACTGCTGTAGCCGGGAACTTCGCCCCGCCGGTGACGTTCCCCGTCACATTCCCGGTCACATTTCCCGTCACATCGGCTTCAACGCCGTTCGGAAATTTCGTCGTCGTCATGCCATAACCTGCTTTCTGTCACCCCTCATTTACGAGGGCCCGCCAGATTGAACACAGGGGCAGGTCGCCCCGCCCCCGTCGCTTACGTGCCTGGCATCAGACTACGCCGTGCACACGCCCACCCAGCGCCAGTCGCTGAAGCCGTAGCTGTAGCGCATACTCGCGCGCCAGTACGCCTTGAACCGGGTGTCATCCCCATCGCGTGGACGGATGATTACCGGCGCCCGGTTGAACCAGTCCAGATGCATCTTCGCCAGCGTGGTATCGATCATGAACCACGAGGTGTTGCTGGTCAGGTAATGCCACGGCAGCACCTGAAACCGCCCCGCCTGTGGGTTGATCGCGTTGTTGGCCGAGGCCGGGTCCAGCAGGCTCTTGCTGATCTCCAGCGCCTCGTCCTCCAGCGCCGGGGGCACCAGCAGCAGATTCGGCGTCACCGCCACTTTGTTGTTGTTGTCGTCGGTGAAGGCCATCACCGCCTCGCGCACCGTCGCCACGTTCGCCTTCGTCAGCGCCATGGCTGCGAACAGGTTGTCCTGCGTCGTGCCCGACTTCGCCTCCGAGTGCGGATGCGAGTTGCTGCCCAGCGCCACACCGTCAGAACCGGGGAAACTGGCGCTGGTCGCGTTGTTGAACACGCTCGCCGCGTCGATCTCGCGCTTCACCGCCGCGCTGTCGCCCAGTTTCATCGCGAGCTGGATGACCTGCGCGTTCTGCGCGTCCTCCACGAGTTTGCTCTCGATCCCCAGATCGACGCCGTACTCGCGGTGCGTGAATCTCTTTTTGTAGCCCTTGTCGAAATCGACCTCGGCTACCCGTCCGGCCTCCTCGTAGGTCTCCCACGAGTCGGTCCCGATTGCGCCCACGCCCACAACTTCCTCGTAGGCCCGTGACGATCCCTGCACGTTGTACAGGATCGGGATGTTCGAGGCCCGCCGAGCGAAGCCCAGATTGAAGTAGTTGCGCACGATCGGGTCGAGCAGTTCTGCCCAGTTAGCTGATAGGATTGGCATTGTTCACTCTCCCCTCTACAGCGCCACGTTTTCGTGGTGCTTGCCGACGTTGAAACGGACGAGCGTTGGCTCGTCTGCCGCGCTGGGGGCATATACCACCAGCTCCTTGTTGTTCGATGTCGCCACGGTCATCGCCCCGGTCGTCCCGGCGATGTCCAGCGTCGCGCCCTTCACTCGTGCGTTGGCGTCGTACACCTCGTACACCGCGTCCGCGTCCACGATCACCTTGATGGTGGTCGTGCTGTCGGTGCCGTCCTTTGTTTCCAGCACAACGCCCAGCAGATTCGTGTCCGCTGTCGCCGCCAGATCGACCTCGCCCGTTTCAAGGTTCACGAGGTCGCCCTTGGTGAGCGTCTCGTCGTCCTTGAACAGCAGGCTTTGAATGGTGGGGTCCGCGCCGCACATGCGGAACTTGAAACGGAAGCCCAGACTTGTATCTGCCATGATGCCCTCTCTTTCGTCGTTTGCTGTTTCGTTATTCGTCCGCCCGGGACATCACGGAGGCGTCTAGCCGCCGTTTTTTGCTTTTGCGTAATCCTCTGGCTTGAGGCCAAACTGCGCCGCCAGCGCCTGCTCCTCAGCCGTCAGGGCCACCGCCGCACGTCCGCTGCTGCCTGCCGCCCCGGCATCCAGATCCGGCGCAGGGGTCCGAGCCAGCTTCGCCATGTTCGCCGTCAGCCACGCCGCCAGCTTTTCGGGGGGATAATCCGTCGGGACCAGCCCGCGCATCGCCTCCGGAATCTGGTTGATCCGCGCCGTGTTCTCGGTCCGGATCATCTTCTCCAGCGCCTCCGCCCGCTCCTGAAATGGCTCCAGTGCAGCCACCCGCGCCGCATGCTGCTCGGCCAGCGCCTTGAAGTTCCCCGCCTCGGCCAGCTTGGCCTGCTCGGCTTCCTGCTGGCGCCTCACTTCCTGCCGACGGGTAGCATTCTCTTCCCTCAGTTCCCTGATGATCCGCTGCCCCCACTCTGGCAGGTCCTCGACCCGTTCCGACTGCGCCGACGAGGCCTGCTCGCCAGCCGCCTGTTCCCCGGTCGTCGTGCCACCGGCCGCCCCGGCGTCCTGCCCGGCGTCCTGTTCCGTCGTTTGTTCGGACTGTCCGTCACCGTCAGCGAACCAGCGTCGCCGCGCACGCAAACTCGCGCCGGGGTCCACCCCGCGCGGCCGCTGCGTCCACAACCCGCTGACCTGCATCGCCGCCAATAACGGTTGTTCAGGCGTCAAGCCCGGCATAGTCCACACTCCTCGCGTCAAGCGATAAGATAGAATTGTCAGCCTTAATTGTCGGCCACCCCGCCCGCCATAACGCGCATTCTGTCAGCCCTCGTTTACGAGCGCCCTCGCCCGTCTCAAACTCCCCTGCCGGATCATCTCCCCGAACACCGCGTCCTGATACGGCTCCACGAAATCCCCCAGCCGCACCTCGCCCGCTCGCAGCGCCGCCGCCGCCCCCGGTCCCGCAATCGCGATCTGCCGCGCCTCCGGCAGCCCCCCGAACCACTCCTCGCCCGTCTGCACCGTGCGCGGAAAGCCCCGTACCTCCGGGATGCCCACGCACCGCCCCTGATGGTGATCCTGTATCACCGTCCCCGCCGGGTACCGCGTCCCGTGCAGCGCCACACAGCACAAACAGACCCGGTCGTCCATCGTCGCGATCCGGATCACCCCGCTCAATATGCGCTCGTTGGCCTGTGTATTGGCCGCCGCACCCGCGCGGTAACTTTGCAGTTGCAGCGTCCGCATCAGATTATTCGCCTGATGCGCCGGGAACCCCTCCACCGACTGCCGGATCGCCCGCGCCGTCCGCAGCGGCCCCCACCCGTCGGCGATGCCCATGATTGCCTGATTCCGCACCGTCCCCAGCGCCAGCCCCGGAAAACGCGCCACCTCCGCCGCCCACGCATCGCTGGTCACGAACCCCACCGCCCGCGCCACCGCCTCCGGGTCGGGCACATTCCACCGTATCCCCACCCGCGCCAGCACCGCCGGGTCGAACCCCTCCAGCGCCAGTTGTCGCGTCAGCGTGGTCGATGCCTCCGCCCCGGCCTGCTGCACCGTCTCCGCCGCCTCGTTCAACGTCCGCGCGTTCGCATTCAGCGCCGTCTCCATATCAGCCAGCAGCGCCCGCAGCACCGGGTTATCTGGCCTCAGCCGTTCCCCCGCCTCAGCCAATCGCGCCGCCTCGGCCGCCAGCTCGTCCAGCCGCTGCCGCACGATGCCACTGGTCATGTCGCGCGCCACGCCCCGCACCACCGCCCCAGCAGCATCTTCGTATCCACGGTCCAACAGCGCCGTCACCAGCTCGCGCGTCCGCGCCCCGCGTGGATCAGTCCCCGCTGGCGGAAGTGGAAGATCGCCACTCACCTACTTGCGCCGCTTCCCGCTCTTGCCCGATTCACTCGATGGAGAGTCCACCTCGTCGTCGGTCGGCGTGACCTCGTGCCACTCGTCGAAATACAGGTCGTCGCTGGCCTCGTCCACCGGCAGGATTTCACCCTCGTCATCTCCCCGGCTATACGGGGACGGATGTGGAATCGTGGAGTCCACATATCCCGGCTCTTCGCTCCCCTCGCCTGCGGGAGAGGGGCCGGGGGTGAGGGCCTCTTCATACCCCGCCCGCAGCACCGTCACCAATACCTCGTTCCCGCGCCATACCACCACCGGCGGCCGCGCCAGCAGATCCGCGTCGAAGCCGCCCACAATCTGCTCGTTCTGCCACGCGGCGGCCGCATTGCGCACCTTCCGCACCAGATCACTCATGCCCTCGTCGCTAACGTTCATCAGGCGTGCGCGATCCCGCTCGGGGTGATGGCGATCACGATGTCGCTGGTGGTGATGCCGACGCCCAGCACCGTCACGAATTCACCGGCCATGACGTCCCCCACCGGCGCGAACTTCCCGGCGTTGCTGCTGACACAGTACACCTCGCCGATCGCCACCGTCCCGCCCGGGTTGATGTGCCCCGACTCCAGATACACGCACACCTGCCCGTCGGATGCGCCCACTAACGCGATGCCGACGGCGCGCGCCGTCGCCGCACTGGTGGTGATGGCGGGCTTCAGGCTAAGGCCATCCGCGCCATCCTGATACAGCACGTCCCCCTGCACGATCGTGGCGCCGGCGATGCCCTCCCGCTTGACATGCGGATAGGCGGGGTTGATCACCACATTCGCCGGGGTCTGGGTAATATCGGCCATACTCTCCTCGTTTCGATTTCAGCGTCTATTGATGTCACCCTGATAGTAGAGCGACGCCGCCCCCCTAACGCGCACCCGGAATCAAAAAGGGCGCCCGCGCGCCCCCTGCCATAAGGGACATTCTATATCCCTAAAACATCCGGTAATTGATGGCGCACCGGGTCGCAAGCCATGCCTTTCAGCGCGGGGTCGGTCAGCTTATCGCCCAAGTAAATGTATCTCATTTCTCAGGGTCGCTGGCTCGCAGGTCCAGATGAATCCGGCGACATTCGCTGCATGTCGCGTTCTTCGGCCCTCTCACTCTGGCAATGATATTCAGCCCGCACAATGTGAGATTGCTGTCGTCACGCCGGGCGATGTGAGAGCCGCTGTCCTCGGCAGTCATCGCGCCGCCCCAGATGAATCCCGGTGAACCCCACGCATCAGAGAAAACCCCGTCACTCATCGTGCGCGCCTTCCTCGGTGGGGCGGTCGGTGGCGATATGCTCAAGGCCGATCACTCTGTACTCGCTATTGAACGCAACCACAAATGCGCGATCACCGCGTATCCAGCGCGAGTTATTCGCTTTGATCTGGATGACCTCGCAATACTTCCCGGCGAAGTCCTGATCCCCGATTACAACCACTTTATCACCTACTTTGACGTTCATCGCTTTCACCCCTTGCTAGTCCACATCTTACGATTTGCTTACTCGGATTATGTCCTAGAAAAACCGATATACGACGCTATTTATTTCTACGGCTCCCTACGACGCAGGACGGTCCGCCTGCCCTATCCCCACAATCCACGCTCTGCCTTCTCAAGAGCCGCCAGTGTTTGACGCAGCGCACCCCACAGGCTTTCATCCCAGAATGACAGACTCACATCGCAGTCAGCGTTATCGTATTCAAGCACCGTGACGCGATAGCCGCCCTTTGATTTCACGATGTCGAGTGATTCGTACTGGCCGTTCTCGACTTCAAACCACAACCGATTGATTACCGCTTCAAGGGTATCGCCGCGATCCATCACGGCCCGCCCTTCTCTGCGCTGGTCTGGTCGCGCCGTTGCAAGGCTGCTAATGTTTGGTGGTGGATTGTTTTGTTTTGCATTTTACTCCCTGCTGGTTTAAGCGGTTTTCTATCTCCCCTCCACAGTAGGGACCCTCTCCGCAGGAGAGACCTCCCCTCCCTGTGTGACGGAGAGGGGCCGGGGGTGAGGGCCTCTCACCTACTGCCGCGTCAGCACCCCCGTGTACGTCTCACCATCCAGCCGCATCGTCACCTGTATCCCCGGCGTCGGCAGCTTGCCGCTCCCCTCGCCCTCTGGGAGAGGGGCCGGGGGTGAGGGCGGCGATTCAAAGTCCGGCAGCCTCAGCCCCTTGATCAGCGCGATCCAACCGTCCTCCCCCTCGTGCGACACGCTCACCCACGTGTAACCGTCGCCCTGATCGATGTGCCCCGTCAGCGTCACCACGTCGCCATCGTCCAGCACAGCCAGCACCGCCTCGCTCAGCCCGGCCCCGGTCCTGAAGTTCAGCCGCCCCGCAAACGCGATCCTCCGCACCGTCCCATCCCCCGGCCCCGGTATAGGCGCGGGAGCAGGCTCTACAACCGGCGGGATAGGCATCGGTGTATCGTCCATCAGCCCCTCCAGCTTCCGCATAAACACCGGCATCCGGCGATAATCGAAGTCACGCCACCGGCCCTGCTTGTCCGGCCCGCCGCCATCCTGCACATACCCGTAGGTGAACAAGCACATCCCCACGATCGCCGGATGCTTGTACAGTGCCCGGTAGGCATCTGTCAGCAGCTCGTAGCAGTAGCTCTCCATATCGAACCGGCCCCACTGCGCCCACTTTGCCGCTGCCCGGAACTGTCCCGCGAACTGGGCATCATATAGCGGATCATCGAAGCCCCATTCGGTCACGACGATTTTGGGATATCTGCGATATTCTGCGAAAGCGTAATCCGTCCAGAAGGTGAACCGCCCCATGTACCAGTGCGTCCACGGTGCCCCCGCTTCCGGCTTGCTCAAGTCGTCCCGGTGCTTCGGGTGGCAGATGGCGTATTCGTGCAGGTGCAGATACACATACGGCGAATCGATCGCCAGCCGGATAAACTTGCGCGCCAGCGGGATTTTCGTCAGGTCGCCCGGCCGCCCGGTCCCGATGTTGGCATGCCCGCTGATCCGACGGTCACGAATCGACAGCGCCGCCACGTTCTCATGCCACGTCCACAGTTCCTCGGTGAACTCCGGCTCGTTGTTGCAGTACACGCCCAGATTCGGCAGTGGCTCCAACCCAGCTGTCGCCACCCGCCAAAAGTCGACTTCGCTCATGTGCAGGTGGATGTTGTCGTCGGTTCGCTCCGGCAGCCCCAATGGGTTGCTCATCCGGTGCCACACCAGACAGTACGGAAGCTCGCGCGCACACCGGGCTGCGTATGCCTTGCCATCGATCACCGTGATCGTGGTCGGCTTCATGTCCTTCAGGATGTCGATCAGCGCATCCTTCTCACTCCCGCTCAGCGCCTGCGCCTGCACGTTATAGCCGATTTTCGCCATGTGCTATACTTCCCCCACAGTCAACAGTATCTCGATTATGACAACCCCGCTCCGTTCGCCGCGAACTGGCTGAACCCCGCCACCCTGCCACCCAGCGCCGCCATCTTCGCCTGCATCTCCGCCGCCCGCTTCTCCATGATCGTCTCGATCGCCGCGTCGTCGAACCCAAACACCGGCCCGATCAACCGCAGGAACGTCTCGTCACTCACGGCATCCTTCACCTTCAGCGCGTTGTCCACCACCTCGCCGTCGTTGCGGATCTGGGCATCCTTCCATTGCGTGTTCCAGCGCTTCACCGCCGGTGGCTGCTTCAGCCCGAACGCCGTCTCCAGCTTGTGCGAATACGCCGCGATGTCTTCCCACACATTGCCCCCGGCCACTTGGAACCCCCGCACCTTGCCCAGCAGTCCCACCTCGCGCTGCTTGATCGCCTCGCCGCTCGCATTGTCCCCGCCCATCTGGCCCGGCAGCGGCGTCATCGTCGTCGCGCCGATCTGCTCGATCAGAAACTGGCCCTGACTCACAAACGGCACAATGTCCCCGCCCGGCAGCCGCTCGATCCCGAACACGTCGTCTGTCGTCAGCCCGTCCTTGCCGATATTGATCACCATCCCCGGCGACAGATTCTGCGGCGCCTCGAACCCCCACGCCTTCAACATCGCAAACCCCGTGTTTTCAGCGGCAGCCACCATGCTGTACAGCGTCCGGTTCAGCGCGTCCTGCAGCGGCACCATCTTCTTCAGCTCGCTCGTCCCCAGATCGCGATGCGTCTCCGCCCGGTTCTTGTGGTGGAAAACCGGCACACCCAGCGCCCGGCCCTCCCGGTCCTTCAGATCGCGGTTCTCACCCTCGCCCAGCGCCACGTCCTCCAGCGAAGTCACCTGCTTGCCATCGACCTCCCGCGTCACCGTGACCAGCTTCTCCACCCGGTCGGGATAGTAAACGTTCACCCGCTCCACGTCCGTCCCGGTCGCGTCCGCCTCCCACCAGATCTTCACCGCCGCCACCAGCTCCGTCCGCGTCCGGTTGTACACGGGGATCATGCCCGAATCGCCATCGTACGCCGGTTCATGCACCCACTTAACCATGCCAGTCGCCTCGTCGTACGATGCCATCACGAACGTGTCCCCGTCCCGGATCGTCGCCCGGTGCACGTTCATCTGCAGCGCGTCGAACCGGTTGTCAGCCAGCAGCCCGGCCATCCAGTCCGTCCCCGCGTCTTCGTCGGCATCGATGCTCGTCACCACCAGCCGGTCGGCCATCTCGTTGACGACCAGATCGCAGTAGTTGTCGTTGAACTGCTCATCCGCGTCTGCCGAAATCCGCAGCATGGCGCGCATCTCCGGCGTCATCTTCGCCCGATGATCGCCCTCCATGTAATCCCGGTACAGCTTCACCCGGCCGCCCCACACACCGACATCAGCCGCCCACGTCGCCCGCACCATCGCCCCCAACCGTGCCTGAATGTCGCTAAGCATAGCGCCTCGCCTCCGCCGTAATCGGCTTCACATCGTGCCCGTACAATCCGTAGCGGGCCGCGTCGTAATCGTCGTCCCCACCGCTGCCGTCGTCCGCCATGTCCACCTTCAACACATCCTCCGGCCGGTTCGGGTCCCGCTCCAGCATCGGCAGCACGGAGATCAGGCGCTCGCAGTTGCGGGTGATGTACCACTGCGGCGCGATCCCTCGTTCCGGATTGCCCAGCAGCTTGCTCAGGTGATGCGCCCCGGCCACCCGGCTCCCCGGCCCCGTCTCCGCCGCGATCATCCGGAACCCCATCCCCGCGTACTGCTCCGCCACCGACTTCTCCGCCGCGCCTGTTTTCGCGAACACGTCCGCGCCCACGAGGAATCGGTCGATCCGGTGCCGCGCGATCCCGTACCGCGCCAGCATAGCCTGCAAATCCGCCGCGATCTCCGCCGGGTAATATTTCCGGTGCGCCAGTTCGGCGAACGTGTAGCGGATGCCGTCCCCGCCCTTCGCGTGCAACTGGATCACGTTGTAGTGATTCAGCCCGTAGTCCATGCTCAGCCAGAACGACCAGCTCAGCGGCGGATCGAATGGCTCGATCGTGTTGATCTCGTACTGCCACTGGTCGAAGTACGCCCCCGCGCTCACGTCCCAGTCCCCGTCCAGATACGCCCGCTTTTCCGCGCCGTGCAGTTCCTCAAGGTTGCCCTTGTAATCCGCATCGACAAAATGGTTGTCGTCCACCCGCGCGAAGATGAACTTCCGCGTCCGGTTGACCACCCCGCCATAACTGCGCTCGTGGTCGATAAATCGCTTCTTGAAATCGGCGTGCCCGACCCCCATCGGATTCGTCGTGTGATACAGCCGGGGACGCCAGCCCACCTTGCTCGTACGTGCCGACTGTCGAATCGCCCGCCGCGCCTTCTCAGTCAGCGTGGTCGATTCCTCGATCAGGATGCCGTCATACTCCAGCCCGGCATAGTTCATCGCCTCTTTTTCGGTGTTGAAGTGGCCGATGATGATCTGGCTGCCGTTCGGGAATCGCACCCGACCCCGCGTGTAACCGTGCGCCGTTGTCGCCAGCACCGTCCCCACGAGGTCTTCGATCTGCTCCATCGCCCGCTTGCCCGTCTTGCGCAAGTACAAAAACTTCAGCCCGGCATACCGTTGGCAGTCATCCACCGCCGCCTGCGCGAACGAGACGAACGATTTGCCCGGCCCCTTCGCCCCCCCGAACCCCAGTTCCGGCGTGCCCTGCTCGTCCTCGATGTGCTCGGCCGTGTCCAGCCGCCGCGCCCACGCCGCGAATTCGAGCTGCTTCGGCTGCAAGATGATGCCCGCGCCTTCGAAACGTGCGATCTGATCCGGTGGATTGCCCATCGCCGCGATAGCTTCCCGGTATTCATCCCATCCGCCACGCGGATACGCCCGCCGCACCTTCGCGTTCAGCCCCGCCGGATGCGACTCCAGCCGCGCCAGCAGTTGCGCCGCCACCTGCTTCGCCATCGCCCGCTGAGAGTTGCTAGAAATCATCTTGTCTCAAGCCGCTCATCGTCTTCCACCTCGGCCGCCTGCGCTCGGATCAGCGCCTCGAGTTCCTCGATTACAGCACTCGCAGGGATGTTCATTCGCGCCATCAGGGCCGCCACCTCCGGCGACAGCGTCAGCGATTCGCCGTCCTTGCCCGTCAATTCGCTCCGCGTCGTATAGCCGCGCTCCTTGCCCAGCGTGCTCAGCGCGAAGATCACCGACCGCACATCCCCCCGGTTGATCAGCGCCACCAGCTTGTTCTCAGCCAGGTCGAGCAGCTCTTCCCGCTGCGCATCCAGCACCGGTTGCAGGTCCGGCCACCGCGCCAGATAGTTGTCCACCGTCTGCCGCGAACAGCCTAGCGTTTTCGCCACGTTGAGCTTGATTCCCCGACTTTTGTAGATCGCCTCGCGGAGCGCCCGCCTCGAATACCGTTGTCGCCCGCTCATACTGTCCAATCATGCCCAATGTTTGGGCAACGCTTTTCCGTCGATACATGACTACGCGAAATGACACGTCCGCCACCCTTCATCATGGGGCAGGGGTTGACGCACAACGCGCCGTAGAATCAAAAAAGCGCCCGGAAGAGGACGCTTTCTGTACTTTTTTGCACCCAAAGACATGGAGTCCGGGGGTGCAGGGCAGATGATGAAGCCATAGTATACCCCCGCCCGGCCAATCCTGCAACTACGCCGCCGCCGCCGCATACGCCGTCATGCTCAGCCGCCACTTCCCGTTGACCTGCACCAGCCCGTACGTGATCGCCCGGTACCCCCGCCGCGCCTGACGCCCACCCACGCGGATCAGCTTCCCCCGCTCCACCAGCGCCATCATGTCCCGCCGCAGCGTCTGCTCGCACCGGTAATAATCCAACTGGGCAGCCACCATCCACGGATACACCCGCTGGTAGCTGCGCTGTAAACTCGCCACAATCCGGATGATGTCTCGCTCAATCATCGTTTCCGGCATGCGCTTCCGCCGCCAACTCCTGCTCTTTCTCCTCGCACCACTTAACCAATGCGAGCCACGGCGCAGGATCATAATCGTCGTCGCGGTCTTTATCGAGCCAATCCGTATACGTCGCATACGCATCAGAGATCTGCGCTTTGCTAATGACTTCAGTCCCGTCTTCAAGGGTGATTTTGAGTGGGTTGGCGTGATTCCACTCTATATCACCACAGGCCGATTGCAGTGCATCAAGCAGCGTATCGTGCATCATATAGTCCCGCGCGCCATATAGGCTAATGTGCTTCTTAAACTCCATATTCCCACCCCGTCACAGTGTCAACGTCCTGATCGCCCGCCTGCACGCCAGCTCATCCTCGCCCAGCAGCCCGAACCGCACCCACCGCTCGCGCGCCTCGTCCTCCCACACGCGATACCAGTATCCCCGCACCAGCCGCCCCTCATGCTCCCTCACGGCGATGAACACGTCCGCCTCCTGCCCCACCTTCGCCGTCAGCAGACGCCCCAGTTCCCGCTCCCGCCATCCGTCCCATCCCTCAACCTTTGCCATACGCGGAACCTTTCCCTTGCCGCCGCAGTACGAACAATCGAGGGGACGCATGTGATCGAAGCGGTCGATGATTGGCGTCAGCCCCCCACATACCGGGCATGTCTCCCACAGTCGCAATTTCTCACGCTCCGCCTCGGTCATTATTCTCGCCATGCCCACCCTCTACGCCCACCATCCCGCCCGCGCCCTGCCGCCGCCTTCTGAGCGGTGGCCCCATCTCTTGCCGCAGACCCCCGCGTTTAAGCCTGCGGTCGTGTTACCATAAGACGCATTCTCTCGACCTACTTGATCTCAACTGATGGTGGTTGAATCGCCTTTTTAGTCCACCATCCTGAGCCGCTAAACGAGGTGCAGAATGGCCCCTCATCTTCAGAATCGAACAACATCTGTAATCGAAGCTCTTGCGCCTCGACAGGTCCATCCTCTCTGTCGCGATAGCCACCCTTGAACTGAGCGGTATACTGTGTCCGGGACAAGCGCTTGGCCTCGTCCTCATTTTGCGCCCAGACATAAGCCCGTTCATAGGTCTCGCCAGTCCAACCGCTGTACACTTCAAACAGCTTCACGATGTTCCTCCGTCACTTAACTTTACCATGACACCCCGCTTACCACCCAACCAACGCCTTCGAGCAGCTCTCAGCTTCCGCCGGTACTCCGCCGCCTCGGCCTCGGCTGCCTCCGCCCGCGCTTGCGCCTCCTGCCACTTCGCATGATTAACATCCGCCGCGTGCGCGTTGATCTCCACATCCTGTTGTAGCGATGCGATCTCAGCATCCGCCCATACCCGTCCATTCGGACTCCCGTCCCGTGCCATCGTGCCCTCCTGCTAAAAGTCTTGTCGAAACGTTAATTGCACCGGCCAGCGCTGGCCAGCCCCTTAATGCTGTATAAACGCTGCGTACTTCCCGGTCACGTACTTCAAGCCTTCCGGGGGATTGTCCCCCTTCACCGCCGGTGATGGAATGTCCCAGTCATCGGCCGACCGCATGATGCACGTCGCGATGTACCCGGGGTTCTTGTGCGGATACGCCGCTGCGGCCGCCAGCGCCCGCTTTGCGCCATACGAAGCCACCAGCCGCCGCGCCCCCGATACGCCCAACGCCTCCAGCGCCGCCACCGCCTCCCCGACCTGCACACTATCTCCTCCCTCTCCGAAGGAGAGACCTCCCCTCCCTGTGTGACGGGGAGGGGCCGGGGGTGGGGTTTCTGCCCCGTCCCGGTCCTGCTCGTTGGCTCCGGCATCCACCCCTTCAAAGTTCTTTTTCTTTTCCGGCGAAGCTGGCCCAACGACGACGTCCTGTTCTTCGTGTTCAACGTCATGTTCAACGTCTTTATGTAAGAATCGGTCCGATCCCTCGCGTTCCGGAGTCCGATCCTTAGACTCCCCCGGTCCGATCCTTGCGCTTTCGTCGAGGATCAGCGTCACTTTGCCCCACACGCCGCTCACGCGATACACGTTCGTATCATTCCGCGTCGGGCTTGCCTTGCCGCGAATCACCTCGATGAACCCCAGCGCTTCGAGGATGGGGGTGTGCTCCA